TGACGATTGTTTCACCGTCCACCGTTTCTGTCACATCGTCCAGAGCGCGTTCAACACCAGCCGCCCAATAGAAACGACTGTCAAAACTTGCGACAACAGGGTCGGCCTCATACACCAGACCGATTTCGGTTTTTACTTCATCGGATAATAGCATCCAGTTGGCGGGATGATGCCCCGCGTCTGATGACCAAGCGCGACCAGCGCGGATGACTTTACCGTTATATTTGTATGCCATAGTAATCTCCTATCTTGCGAGAGCGTATTTTTGTGGGGCAGAGCCGATGGCTACGAACACATAACGTATATTTGTTTCGTTAGTTTCGACATTCGAAGATCTAAATTTAAACCCGGCAGACGTAAAGTCTATCGCCCCTCTTGTAGTAACTTCACCAAGAGGGCTGTTTGGCTTCAATGTCGGAGTTGCGCTTGCAGCCAAATTGACAGGGTATCGTTCATCGTCAAAAATCATCCAGTCACGAGAGCCTGTTGATTTCACGATCAAAACTTTTGGAGTAAAACCACAATGTACATAACGTCCTTCAGCAAGACCGGTCCCAATATAGGTCCCAACCTTCTGATAGCCTTCAACACTATGGAAACATAGTGCTATCATTTCGTCTGTGCTTCCGTTCGATAAATTTGAGGTGCCTACAGAAAACACTTGGTTAGTTGGGTCTGTACTGTTAAATAAAGTAGCACCGCCGCTAGAGTTAGTGCTTAAATTAAAATACAAACGATTTCCTGCACCAATAGTTTTATTGTAAACAGGCCAGTCAGCAGTATCATCTCTGTTCTTTACAAGAATAAGCTGAGGGGCTTCACTCAAACCGTGACCAATAGTGGCGTTAGCACCTGTGCCAACCCAAGACACAATGCTGAACCCAGCATCGGGTGCCGCAGAAACGCTCGACGCTATACTTGGAACGCCAGAACTATATGTGTCGACGGCGATTGTTGATGCTGCCCCGCCAGCTTTCCAGTTCCACGATACATAAGTGTCACCAGAGCCGTTAGTTGCATCAAACGTACCATCTGAACCATCGTCAACAGTAAAGCCATCGCTATCAAATGATGTTAAGCCACCAAAACTTGCTGTTGAAATAGCAGAAGCATTTTCTGCGTCTGTACCATTACTACGCAACACATTGTCTGCGCCTCGCACACTGTCAAATAAAGCATGAGATGCTGTGCCATTTCTAGTTTTAATCCAAGTCCAGTCGGGTTGAAATCCAACGCCAGTGATTGCATTGGATGATGAGCCATCACCAGTATACAGCACCGTATTAAAGTAATCGTCAGACTGTTCACCGTCCCCGCTGTTCGGGCCGATGGCTGGTTCTGGCAGGTTGGCTGAACAGAGGGCTAAGAAGCCTGATGGTACAGTATATTTGAATGTCGCAACGCCATTGGCGTCAGTTTCAGTACCAATATTTCCACCTGTTAAATTGCCATTAAACGAAGGGTTTTGACCAAAGTTAGCGTCCATCAACGGACTTGTTGAACCACCAGCCACATCACTAGAAGAAATAATAAAATTATATTCGTCAGTCAAATTAGTAAATGCGGCGTTTGTTGTTGTGCCAGCTTCAATCTCGCTTTGTGTTGCAGATGCTTGCCAAGTGCCGTTTTTGCTAAACCACATTGCACCGTTATCTAAGTCAAGCGCAATGCCTATAATGTCACCATCAGCAGTCCAAGTGTCGCCATAAGAAACATTTGAGTTATTTCTAAGATTGCCTGTCTGCGCCCACCAAACATATTTATTTGAATCACTGTACGATGCATTCTTGACAACAGCCTCAGATTTCATAATGCCAATCATTCGTTCAAAATTAGACGCACCAGCACCGTTGTTTCTTGCTTCAAAATACCATTTGCCGGATGAAACCGAAAATGTTGAGCCGGCAGTGCCAAAAGTGCTATTTGCTTTAACGAGAAGATTTCCTTCTTGTAGAGAAACATTATGTTTGTTCAATTCGTTCATTATCGGCCAGTTGTTATTCGGGCTGTCAGGAAATTGGTCCTCTGCCCCTAAATTATTTGATGTAAAATGGTTGCCCTGTCCTGAAACGTCTTTTCCTAAATCACTGCTATCAGCATAATCTAAATAAAATCCGTTAGTGCCATAGGTCAGCCCGGCGGTAGAGATGTTCTTTGGGACCCAAACCTCATTAACAGTCTCACCAAAATCACTCAAGTTACCGATGTATCCGTCAAGAAACACTGTTTCGGCTAAGTATCCGTTTATATATGTACTTGCGTTACTGCGTTTACCAATGTAAGTGGTGTGACCAGTTTGACCTAATTTAGCTAAAGCTGATAGACTGCCCGTGTCAGAATAATATAATCCCCCATTAACATAAATAAACAATTGATTATCGGCGGCATTCCAAGTCGTAAAAAAGTGATACCAAGCTGTCGTATCCCTTATTTCCGGCGTGCCAGTTTTGGTAACAACTCCACCTTGAACCCACTCTAGTTTCCCCGTTCCATTCTGAAAACCAAAACCATCAATACCACTACTTCCAGCACCAATAATATGATTAAAAGCTGCTACCCCCGCAGTGTTTCCTGTTTTTATCCACGTTGAAAAGGTGCGTTTGTTTGTATCTGTTGAAGTGCCAAAATTAGATTTGGAAAGATAAGCCGTAGAACCATCGAGCCGCAAAGACTGCCCAACGCTGTAACCGTAGAAACCACCGCCACCAGCCGCACCCACGTTACCGCCGCCAGCTATTCCGAATAAACTGCTCATGATACCGCCTTTAAGCTGGTGTGGATACGTTCAGGCTCCGCCCGATTTCAAACATGCTGGTTCCATCAGATAAGAACACCAGCACATCGCGGGCAGACGCGGTTGTGGTCAGAGTTGGCGCGGTGCCAGCCGCAAACTTGTAGACTGCGTTCCAAGTGCTGATCAGGCGAGTGCCAGTACCATCTTGAATGAGGCTTAACACATAAACGCCGCCGTCCTTCATATTGGTCGGGGCGTTAAATGTGCGATCTCCAGCAAGAGTAACGCTAGTCACCTGATTGGCTGATGCGTCCCAATCAATGCTTGCGCCGTCAGTCAGTGTTGTCGCATCAAAGTTCTGCGTCGCAGTAAATTCTTGCGCCACAGACAGGCCAGCGATTGTGGCGTCGGCATCCGGCACAGTCAGCACGCGGGTGTTGCCAGTGGTGACGTTTACCGCATCGAAGCGCACACGCTTGGTGTCGTCAGTCGGGTCAGATAGCGTGAACGTATCTTGTATGGCTGAGACGCCGTCGTTCATGTCGGCAAGGTGAGCCATAATCATGCGTAGCGCGTTGTTAACGTCACTCGGCACCATTGTGCCTTCGCCAAGGTCGATGCTATCGACGTCGGTGTTGTTAGCCGCGCTAACGTCATATTCGGAAATTTTCGTCTTCGCCATATCTATCTCCTAGTTAGGCATTTATAGCATATTTGCGCGCCCGCGTCATTGCCCCATCCGGCGCTGGAATGGCAGGCTCTCGGTGATGTCTACGCGGGGTACTTGCGGCTCAATCATTTGAGACAACAAGCCCGCTGTGGCAGGCGCACGCAAAGCTCTTGATGCCATAGGCACGACTGCGCGCTTTAAGCCAAACTGCCCAAGGCGTGTCGTGGCGCCGCGACCGAGCATGCCGCCAGCCAGACCTAAGGCCGCGCCCTCTAATGACATGTCACCGGGCGCGCCTACTAGCGCACCACCACCGCCGTACAATGCGGCACCGGTTAACAGTCTACCCGCTGTGCCACTGTCTGGCAGTGTTGGGCCTATGACACGGCGTGCTGTCTCGATTGGCTTTTGCATGCGCGCCTCGCCTGCGGCTAGTCTCGATAAACCGGCCGCACCCGCTTTGCGCTCTTCAGACCTAACGGCGGACATTGCCTGAGCTGGTGTAAACTCGCTGTCCAAACCCTTTGCGGCAGCAGCACGCAACGGCACAAATTGTGAATACGCTTTGTTTGTTTTTTGCAGTATATCTTTTTTCTTTGGTGAATACTTTGCAATCAAGTCCATCATGCCAACATCGAGATCACTGTAAGCTGTGGCGATTTTGCTGTCTATTGGATTTGTGCTTTTGAGATATCTTGTGGCCTCGTTGCCAAGTTGCATCTGTATTTCTTGGATAGCCTCGCCGGACAGCTTGCCGTCTTTGGCGCGACCCAAGACTTGGCGTATCACCATATTCTCGAAATCTACGCCCTCGGCTAGTCCAGCCTCGCCCACGCTTTCCTTCGCCTTAGCCACAATAGATGACAAATCGTCGAGCAATTCGTCGTTTACATCAACCTCGACACCCTCAAGCGCCTCTTTGTATTTTTTGTTGAATATACTTCTCGCCTGATTAAATGCTGTCCTTGGCGGCGTGTTCTTTGGTATTTCGACCCCCAGAGGCTTTAGGGCGCGATTATACATATATGTCGGAAACGCTTGCATGCCGCGCTCCATTTGCGCGCGTATGCCGCCGCCAATAAACGGCATCGACGTCAGCGCCTCTTCTGCGCGCTTCATGCCGGGGAAATACTGGCCTACTGTCAGCGGTATCTTTTGTCCGAGCGCCTTGGCTTGCCTTGAGGCTACGGGGGCTAACGCCTCGCCGCCGACGCCTAATGCGCCGCCAAGAGCCGCGCTAACAGGTACGTCTTCGACTTCTTCTGCCGCACCTGCGCCGTACAACGCGCCACCTGCACCCGCCTTGGTTAGCGCGCCTTTGACGCCCATACGCCCAAGACCTGCGGCTAAACCTGCGCCACTTGGTATGCTGGCGGCGATTTCGGTGCCATACGCCTCAAAGGGAAAGTCAGAGCGAAACTTCTCAAGCTCAGCGCGTATCTGGTCGCGCTTTTCTTTGTACGTCTCTTCGCCTAATGCACTACGAAAAAAAGCCTCAAGCTCGTCAGCAGTTCCAAAGCTGATACCTTGTGCCGCTGACCGGCCAAGACCCGCAAAATATTCTGGCGTAAAACGCTCGGCTTCTGGGGCTGGTGCCGGTGCTGAACCGCCTACTGGTTTAAGTGCCATCTCTTATTCCTCAACGTATAGTTGGCCGCCAATCATCACATAAGTGCCTTTTGGCAGGTTTGCGGCTTCGGCGTCGGCTTCTGTTGTAAAGGTTGTATATGGGTTAGCCAGCGTTCCAACTTTTGGTATACGGCTCAAAACAACTTTTGTTGGGTCTAGTTTGTAAGCCTCAGATAAATTTGTGTACCTGTTTTCAATGTTTCTCTGCATATCCATATATGGCTGGAATTGTGTTCTTGCGGCTTGCACGAATTGATCCCTTACCTCTTGTGTAAGTCGCTGTCCTGTTCTTACTTTGTTATACAGGTTTCTTAATTGCTCGCTCACTCCACCAGCTTTTTCGGCTGTCGCAAACTCGCCTTCTCTTACAACAGATGTTGGGTCAATAACCTTCATGTAACCAAAGATAAGGGCAAGATCAGTTGCGCCCGTTGGCGTTTCCGTCATTGCGGCTTTTTGCACCTTTTCAAAACCAAGCCGCGCCTCGTCAAAATTTTTGGCCTGCTTGTCAAACTCGCCTCTAAGTTGTTTTTCGTTTGTAAAGGTCTCTTTACCCAAAGTACCAGCAATCTCGCGCTCTTTTTGTGCAAACTGCATCAACTGCATACGGCGCGCAAAGTCAGCCGCCTCGGCGGCACGCTCTTCTTTTAAGCCTGCCTGATACCCGCCAGATGCCGCCGCACCCATCTCAGCCAATACACGGCCGAGCGATACCGGTGTGTCTCGATAGTCACTGGCACGCGCACCTGCTAGTGCGGCTTGGCTAATCGCCTGACCCATTGGCGACGATAGCGGCTGGCTGAAAGCATCCATAAACCCACCAGTTTGACCACCTGCTGGCGGTGTGGTTGGCGGGGGTGTGGTTGTACCGGCGGGCGGTGTCATGCGCGGCATAGCGGCCTGTTGCGCCACGCGCTGCATCATTGGCGACATGCGAGCTGTCGGCTGTGCTATCGTTGGTGGCTGTGGGCGCTGCAACGCCATACGCGGGGTAATCCCGGCAGGCGTCTGATACTGTCGCATCATGTTGGCAACGGGGCGTGTCTGACGCCCCTGCGTCATCATTAGAAATCTTTGTGCCGGTGTCATCTGCGCCATACTAAGCCCCCAACAATCCCGCTAAGCCGCCGCCGATAGCACCTAAGCCGGGCGCGCCAAACATACCGCCAAGCTGTGCGCCACCAAGTGCGCCTGACAGCGCCGAGCCGATTGGCTGGCGATACACCGGCTGAGACTTCTCGCCGCCAACCGTGCCGCCTTGGATAATCGACATGTAATTCGCCAACGCGTTAAGCGGGCTTTCCTGCTCAAACTGGAAGCGCGCCATATCCGCCTCAAGCTCTGCCTGAGACTGACCCTCGCGCGCCGCGCCGACTTCGGCCAGCTTCTGCAAGTCGCGGAACCCAAACTCATACGCGGCCGGTGCCTGAGCGATTGCGTCCTGTTGCGCCTGATACGCCATTGGCGCCAAAGCCGAAGCAACCGCACCCTGCTGCGCGCCCGAGCCGTAGCGACCAGCGCCGGCAAACTGAGCCGCAACCTGATCGACCACAGGCTTAAACGCCGCAGATTGCAGCGGGTTCGTACCCATCAAATTTTGCATTACAGCGGCTTGCGTCATTGGAATAAACGGCGAGCCAGAGGTAGCCATCTGACGCTGACCGGCTAGCGCCATTTCGCTCTCGGGCGAGTAACCCACAACCGTCTGGCCGGGGTAATACTGAGGCGGGCCGCCCTCGTACATTTCTTTGGCCTGCGACATGCCGTATTCAAGAAATGGCTGTGCGTATGCCGGTGGGCCGCTACTCTGGGTGATTGTGCGTGTTGATCCGCCGCCTTTAGACATCGTGTAAATCCTTTGCCAAAATAACCGCCGTAGCGGTGTAATCTTTGAGGTGCCGTTGCCAGCCTTTCCTGCCTATAATTTCCATCGCGTCACATCCGAGTGACTTAGCCCAAACCGATATGGACTTCTCCGCCTCAGTCAGCTCGCTCAAGTCGCCGCCCGCAAGCCAGATGCGGCATATAGACCGCTGTGGGTAGTCCACTATTTCTGTGATAATAGCAGACTTCTCTAGCGGATGTAACTGTGCCTTGCCGGTAGCCACAGCGTGGTGGACGTCTTCCATAGTGTGCGTTTCGCCAGCATATTTCAGCGCGTCGCTAATCCACTTGCGGCACCGTTCCCAGTGTCCGCCGAGCCGGTCGCTATCCGATAATAAGATAGGCGACGTCGACGTCATGTCCGTGATTTTTGTGTTCAATTATCATCGTCCCGTTGGTGCTAGTGCTTTTAACAAAAGGCAAACTGTGTTCTAGCGTTTCATTGTATCCAGTAAAAAATACAATACTCTCTATCCCATACCGCAGATCGTTAACAGTAGTTGTTGTTGTGCCGTTTGTTAAAGTAGCGTAGCCGACACTGTTTAGGCCACCCCCAACCGTCCTGTTTACAACTTCTGCCACCTCTCTCGTCGTGGCGGTGACTGGGTTCAATGTTCTAAAATTTGTTTTTCTTTGCGCGACCGTCATCGTCTGCCTACCTGCCTAGCCTCGACGTCAATGCCGTGCGCGAATGACCAGTTACCGGAGAGCAGCATCTTGACGCGCTGGTATCTGTCCTGCGCCCTAAACGGCACAAAGCCAGCCGCATTTGTCGTGCCGCCCGCTTGAAACGCGACCGCGTCTGTGGGCGTGCCGCGCAATCCCACAAACAGCTCGACCGACCCATCCTCGTGGTACGGGTAAACGCGCGTGACGATGCTGTGTTTGCCCATACTGAGTGCTGCCTCGCCGGTCGTGATTGTGGCCTGCAACGGGTCGCCGGTAAACGTAAACAACTTGTCACCAACCGCGCCGCCGAAGAAAAACTCGCCGCCTCTAAATAACTGGCTGTCGAGTACCGTGGTCAGCCCATCGAGCGTAGCCGACAGGTTGTCGAGATCCTCGACCGTGTAACCAGCGCTGAAGAATGGCGCGATAAAGTCCGCCTCGACGTTGCCGATTGACCAGCGGTTTAGTGCGTAGTTAAAAATCAACAGCCGGTCAGGGCGGCCAGTCGTGCTGGCGGTGCTGGCGTATGACCAGACGGCTATTTGATTTAACGGGTCAACCGCCGCAGTCATATTATTCTTGTATGTGGCGTTAAAATCTTTTGCAAAAAACTTATCAATTTTTTCATTTCCAATCGGCGTCGAGCGCTGGCCGTCGAACATGTGGAAGCCGTTGTCGGAATAATAAAACACGTTTGAGCCGTAGTTACACACTGAGCCGGGTATGCTACAGCCGCGCTGGCTCTCGACCTTGTCAAACTGAAAGATAAGCGGCGGGCCAGTGTATGTGGCGCGGAATATAGCCTTTTCACAAAGGATCGTGCAGTATTCGCCGCCGACCATCCCGGTGATAGCGCCAGCGTCTGGCAGCTCCTGAAAATCGCTCTGATCGGTGCCGGTAGTCCAACCGTCGATGTCGTTAAAACCTGACCATCTGACCTTATACGGCACCCGGCCCGACCCCTCGTCGATATTACCTACCCACACGAAGTCTCTCACCACGGCAATAAAGTCAGCCCTTGGTGGAGAGCCGGCCAGATTAGAAAACGCGGTGTCGGTGCCTAGTTGCCACTTTTGCAGCTCCTCGCCTGTCCCGCCAGACGCAATGACATACTCACCGAATTGTACGAACCGCCACTTCTCGGCGCCAACGAGGTCATAGGCCGGCGACCCAGCCTTGCTGACATCGTCCAGATTGTTTGTCGAGGCGTTGAATGAGTATAGCTTGCTGTCGTCTCCAGCAAATAGCTTGACGTTGCCGCTGTTGTCTTTGGCCGCATACACGCCTCTTATTGTCCCGCTGGCTGCGTTACTAAAACTGATAAATT